ATCGTCTTGCACGAGTGAATCCCATCTCTAAAAATTTACGACACATATCCATACCGATGAAGTCTTCTTCATCTCGATAATCTAGATACATGCCGAAGATGTGATTAGATGATTCTACTGCTTCATCTGGAGTTTTAAACCTCCAATGAGCACATATATCATTAGTATAAGGGCGAACCAAAAGGACTCCCTGTTCTCCTCTTCCAATACGATAAAGTCTACGAGTTTCCTCGTCTGTAAAATCAAGTTCTTTGTAATTGAGATCATAATCAAATTCCTTCATTACTAAAATCCTTTAGGTTTTTCTTTTGGTATGTCTAGGACTTCTACCCTAGCATCAAAATTAATCATATTACAATGATTCCACCACCACTCTTGAACTTCGTCCCAAGACTTTACAATAAAAGTAGCATAGTGTTTGGAAACTATTTTGTAATGATGTCTGTCATAAGGTTCATCACTTGTTTGTTTAAACATCAATCGTATGTTGAGTCTGGTTCTAGTGCAATATAGTAATCTAAATTATAATCGCTGTTTGTAAATTTAGCAAGCAATTGTTTAGATATCTCTACATCATAAGAACCTGGCAACAGTTTGATATTCTCAACTCTAAAGTTAAATTCAAATGCTTTATCTGTTTCTCCAACATGTAAGGAGAACTCATTAGAGTTATCATTCTTACGGTCAGATACTAAAACAGAAATAGTTCTTCCATTACCAATCACTGATAGATCTGGTAATTGATATACAGCAGATGCTTTGAGTAGTTTATTTAATTGATCACTGTTGATCTGGAAACATACATCACTTGATGGTAGTGTAATTCCCTTCTCAGGTGGTGAGATAATTACATCAGGATCTGCAAAAGCAAACTTAACTTTGGTAGTCAAACCCTCTCTGATAATCATGTAAGTTTCATTATGTAAATCCAAGTCTGGATCTTTCATAAGACTTACACCATTTAAGAATTGTGGTAAGTCGTATATACCAAAATCTCTCTCAAAGTTTTCATCAACATCTGCCTCGGCAAGTATGTTCTTCATCACACTAATAGTGCGAAGTTTAGAACCTTTCTTCACCAAGATTGATTGGTTGATTGAAGAGAAATTTTCTAGTAGGTCAATGGTTTTTTCAGATAGTTTCATATCCATCGTTGTCTAATCCTTCAAAGTGGTATAATAATACAGCATAGTGTATTATCTTCTGAATGTCAAGCTTTGGTGTGCCTTTCTTGTCATATCTAGAAGCATATTTTAGTATGTTACTTCTACAAAATGCAGAGGCATCACCAACAGAATCTATGAGATCTAGAGTCTGTATTTTATTAGAGTAATGTTTGGAATATGTTTTTCCAATATACTCTTTAATACTGTCTAAAATCTCATCTTCATTATATTTGAACTTAGTTTTTATTGGAAATACTTCGTCCATAGTTCCTTCAAGATGATGTGCTAATAAACTCCATGAGTTTGTCATGAATGCCAACCGTAAGGTGAGACAACAGTGTCGCTTTTCTTACCGTAAGCAGCAACCTCTGGATCAGGATCTAACCACTTTACATACTCTGGATCTTCGATAGCACAGTCTAGTTGTATAGCACTGTCAAGATAATACATGTCGTAGTATCTTTTCTGTATCTCATTGAACTTTTGTATGCGATAGTCTGGTTCGCCATTTGTTTCTAGAAGACCTTTCTGTACAAATCTGTAAGGGAATCTTTCTAGGATTACTTCTGTTTTTGAGTTAGGCATAGTCTTCATAAGTTTTGAATTCGTTGTATGCAGATTTGAAATCTTCTTGGCACTCTACAGATGCTACCATAGCAGGTTGATGCATTGTGCCACGAAATACTAGCACACCTACAGGACCTTGCTCATCTTCCATAGAGAGATAGTCAATGGTGGGTGACAGTTGAACTCCTTTCATAATAACCTTTGTTTGTTTATAATACCATTATAACCGCATATGTGACTCTTTACTGGACAGTCGAGCCACTTTTTTTACTGTCACACTATGTGTCAGCAGAATTCTTGGTAGAGTAAGAGAATCCACCTTTCTTTGTAAACTCTATTACTGTACTAAATTTGTCTAACATATCTGTCTTGTGTGATATCACAAATACATTAGCATCTTTAACAACATACTTTATAATTTTTATAAATTCATCCGTTCCAAATCCATCTAATGATGAATCAAATACTTCGTCTAAAATTAACAGGTTGGTGTTTGCAGAGTTTTTAAACCTAGCAATTTCTCTCCATGTAAAGAGAAGTGCTAGGTCGATACGCATTTTCTCTCCCTCCGAAAAAGATGAGTAGGAGAACTTATCATGTATTGGATTTTGAATCGTTTCGTTAAACTCTTCGTCTAGATGGAAATTTATATAGAAATCCATCATCTGTAAATAACGATTTACTTGCTCGTTTATTAGAGGAAGATATTTTTTTATGATCTTTGCTTTTACTCCTCCATCTTGTAATAGAGAGTACGCAAAGTTGTTGTAGTTTATTTCCTCTTTTTCAATAGCAAGCTTATCGAATACAATCTCAAGTTCTCCTTTGAACTTTCCTAATTCCTCATGTTCAGTATTTCTGTTTTGTAACTTACTGGTAACAGTTTGAATTTCCTGTTGTAAATCTCCTGTTTGTTGTTGTAAAGCAGAAATTCTAGTATTGTTTTGAGAAATGTCATAAGTTAAGTTGCTGATCTCCTTTGTGAAAGTGTTTGATTGTCGCTCTCTGATGCTTTCCTGTGTTATTGACTCCTCCAGTTTTTGATAACCTTCATTGAGTTCCTTTGCCTTAGATTGAGCGTCTTTAATTCTATTTAACCGAAATGATTCTTCAATGTGTTGGTCACATGTAGGACATGTTTTATGTTCACTGAAGAACCTTTCTTCTTTAGTAATTCTTGATACTTTATTACCTATCTTCTGTTTTAAAGAACCTAGTTGTTGCAATCGTTGTGAAGCATCCGATACAGTTTCTAATTGTTTTTGAACGCTAACTAAATCTTCATTTAAAGTTTCATTTTTCTTTAACAATTTGTCTATGTCTAACGCTATCGTATTAATTTTTTCTTCTTTCTCATGTATAGTTTCTTTACCTCTCTTGTCTAGTTCTCCTATGAACTCCTCTTGCATCCTCACCTTATCATGTAAGTTATCTTTCTTTAACTCTAAAGTCCTTACAGAGTCCTTGACGACCCTTAGTTTGTCTCTTACTATGTTATTCATAGCAGAGAATATTTTGATGTCTAGAAGGTCTTCTATAACCTCTCTACGGTTAGGACCGTTGAGTTGCATGAATGGTATAAAGTTACTACTACCTAGAATGACTATCTGTGTAAATGATTTAAAATTTAATTTTAGTATCTGTTCTTCTAGAACCTTTTGATTGACTCTATCATCTGCTTCTTTGTTACGCATATTGCCATCTATCTCAATATCAAAAATGTTCGGCTTGATACCACGACGAACAAGATATTGTTTTGAACCAATCTCAAATTCTATTTCTGTCTCTGTTCCTTTCTCATTAGTTGTATTGACTAACTGAGACTTTGTAATTTTTCTGTATGGTTTATTGAATAACACAAAGCATATAGCATCTAGTACAGTAGATTTACCTGCACCATTTGCTCCTACAATCAATGTGGTTCCATCATCATTTAATTTTACTTCTGTCCATTGATCACCTGTAGACAAGAAGTTTTTCCACTTAATTTTTTTGAACCGAATCATCCTGTTTTGGAGGTATTACGAAGTCGTTTGTCGAGATAATACTATACTTATAATTATACACCTCACACGCTTTTATTGCAACCTCTTCGTCAACTTCTATAATATCCATTTCTTTGTCTGTCATCTCAGCATATCTAATTGCATCGTCTTCCTCCTCAAACATATACAAGACTTTATCACCTGCAGCATCTTTCACTGCGTAAGCACCCTCACGATGACCCTCTTCAGTGAGCAACCACATTAGTCAACCTCACATGCTTTGTTGTACAGTCCTCCGATAAGTTCCTTAACTCTATTCTTGTCAAGACTAATCTCCGATTCTTCTATAAATCTATTTAACAGATTGATAGTGTTCTCCTCATTCTCTGCATCAAACTCTTCTCCATGCACATAACCATGATTCCAGTCAACACTCTCAATAACTTTTAAATCTTCTACACCTACTGTGTTGAGTTTATCTAAGAACTTCTCAAACTCTTTTGGTTTACTTCTTTTCTCTACTATAACTTTTATAATCTTACCTGCATATGGAGTAGCATCAAACAATTGATGTGGAGTATCTTTATAATAAATTTTATGAAACATCCTATGAGGATTGTTTACAGGTG